TTAGATAACCAACCAAATATAACTAAACACATCATCAAGTCATCATTAGCACCATCATCTGCTTGCCAACTTTGACCTTTTCTAATAAAGGTAGACATTTCTTCGATAATATTGAAGTCTTGTATTATTACCTTATCACTTTCGATAAGGGTTTTGATGTTAGCACAACCAATTTTTTTAATTTGTTTAGTCATCTTAACACCAAATCCCGAACCTCTCCCACTAAAGCCAGCTCCCAAAATCTGACCCGCTCTTCCTCTTTGTGTTGTCATCAACAAATTATCATACTCTAATTCAAACTGTAGAGCTTCTGCAATCTGTTGACCTAAATCGTTTGTTTCTACCAATACATGTGCATGATTGAATGCTTTACACACCTGGTCAATTGTATGTGGAAATAGTAATGGTCTAATTTCATTGTTACGAAACTTTGCAACAATCTTAAATGGCATTTGTGTCACATCTAATATTATAAATGCTGAATAATCTTTTGATACACCTCTGGCGACATCAACTGTACAAACATATGTATTACCTTTCTTAGGGTCTTCATATACATCTAATCCAGCATTTGACTGAATAGGATTCATGTATGCAAGTGTTTTAATTTTAGAAGGATTAATAAGTGTGTTTACAGAACCTAAAAATTCACATTCAAACTCTTGTTGAAACTGCTCAGGTGAGGTGTTTCTTATTGTTGCTTCTTTCCAGGCTTCATCTCTACCTGGCACCTCCGACCAATGCACTTCAATTGGTACATAGTCATTTCTTTTATTCTCTGCGTCTGTCCATAATTTATAAAACTGATTCATACCGTATGGGGTAGATACGATAATCATTTTTGTTTTTTGTCCAGATGAAATTGTAGGATATACAGCACTAAAGAATTGCTCGGCAATATTAGCAGGTACGAAAGCAAACTCATCAAGGAAAATAATGTTATAAGAACCACCTCGAATGGCACTTGAAGATGTTGCAGCCGCCACAATGACCGACTTGTTTTCTAATTCAATGTTACCTTTGTTCCAGTTAATAACTCCTTGTTGCATCCACTTTGGTAGATTTTCATAAGCAAGTTGTACTCTACCTAAGATATCTCTAGCAGTAGATGATTTGTTTGCTAGAATAGCAATATTAGAGTTAGGATTAAATAAGGCATAATGTAATAGATATGATACAGTAGTGGTAGATTTACCCGACTGCCTAGGTAGTTTACAAATTGTGAAACGATTGTCATGGATTGTCCTTACGATATGTCTTTGAAATTCATACATTTTGAATGGCACAAGACCATCATCAAGTGATACAATACGGATATAAGTTTCCATAAAGTAGATAGGGTCTTTAGCACACTTTTGGTATTCTAAAATTTGTTTTTTAGAAAATTCTTGTGGTGTATTAACCTTTTTTAGATTGGGGTTACCGAGATATGCGTCACTCATCTAATATAACTCCTTCAATATGGGTGTAACCCATTCTAATGGCTGCCTGTACTCTTTGACTGCCTCTGAAAACTGAATATTCTTTTTCTGCATAAGTTTTACCACCCACACCTTTTCTAGGTGTTTCTGATACACTATACTTTCTAACTTCTATAGGGTTTAATAATGGCTTACCGTGAAGCAAATCAGGTAAAGGTGTCATTGATTTGATATAATGTATCTTATCTATTTCAAGAATTATCTTGTTTGGTGTTTGCTGTTTCGCCTTCAATAACTTCATCATCTTTCCTATTTAACATTTTTTGTAGTTCATTGGTAGAACCTATAAACAAAGCATTTTTAATATTTGTGTTTGCTTTGTTAGGTAGTTCTTTTAAGTCTTTTAATTTTTTCTGTAAGTCTTGTAACTTATCTACTGTTGTAGCAACTTGACCAATCAACTGACCTGCAACCTCATAAGCTCTAGGGTGTTGTCCTTCTTTTGCAATCTCTAGTATACCTTCAATAGCTTCATTACCTTTATCAATAAGATTGTAATAGTTATCTCTACTGTTTACATAATCATTATCAATGTCATCTTTACTTTCATCTATCTTTCTAGGTACAGGTGCTGGTTGTTCAAACTCAGTCATAGAAAACTTTTCTTCTTTCTTTTCTATACCTAAAATTTCATTTACATTATCTTCTAACTTACTCATTATGTATCACTTCCGCTCGTAGGGTTATATCGTTTACTATCAGTAAAACTTGTTATTGTTGTTGTAAATCCAAAATCATCATCTGCGTCAGCAGTTGTAGGATTAGGCGTAATTACAATTCTTTCTTCTCTTGTTAAAGGACTATCCGTATCCGAACCAAGGTCTGATTGTACTGTTTTAATAACACCTTGTTTACTCATTGGTCCATATAGATATGTTTTTGCTGTAAAACTTAATGTGTAAATTACAGCTCTTCTTTGTGTAAACTCTCCATTATATGTATCTTCATAGTTCACACTATTTAAAATAATTGGGATATCTCTTTTGATATCTAACTCAGGAATAACATTCATTGTAACTGTGTATTCTGGTTGAAAATATGGTAAAATTTGTTCTATAATTTGTAGACCATTCTCAGCAGTAGCAGTAAAAGAATATAAATTAAAACTAATATTGTATGGCACCGGTGCATAATTATAGTTTTGCACTTTACCATCTTCACCAGATTTTACTCTGATAGTCTTTTGCATTTTATTTAATTTTCTAGTGGCGTCATACTGTAGACCTGTAATCTCAAATCCCATTCTAGGTAATGTAACAGCAACTTCTCTATCTGATTGTAGATTAGCTTGTTGTTCTATTCTTACCAAAAACTTTTCTTTTGGTGCATAGGCTAAAGGTACTCTAATTCTTTTAGTGATTGCACCTGTACTACTAGTGTTTTGAATTATTACATTATTAAATATCTGACCAAAGGCGATAGTTAACTTTCTTAATCCTTCGTTATAAAAATGAGTTCCGAACATTATTCATCCACCTCCCCAAATGGGTTTCTTTCTGTAAAGTCAAGTATGTCATCTGCTGTACTAGCTGTGTCATAACCTGCTTCGGCATTTAAGTCTAAGTTACTTGCATATGGAGATTGTGTTTGTATATTTGCAGCTACATATGTTTCTTGCATTAATAATGCTGGTTGACCTGTAGAGTAATCGTGATAATCTTCTAACACAATTGAACCTGCGCCTGTTAAAACTTCTTGACCATACTCTAATGTTAACTTGTGTTGTAATTGGTCTAGTGTATATTTGTCTTCTACTGCGTCTAGTGTATTAATACCAGTATTAATTTGTTCGTTAGCATATTCCCAACGAGTTACTTTTAATTTGTAAACAGGTAAGTTACCCATTTGATAGAATGGCTCTTGGTCTTCTACAAACTGAATTTCAAAATAAGAATTTAATAAAGGAACAAATACAATGTCACCTTCATTTGGTCTTCCTGAGGCAGTTAGTGTAGCCTTACTTGCAACATGGTCCTCAAATCTTCTCTTAGATAAAACTAAAGTAGTATCATCTCGAATTTCTAAACCAAATTTATTAATGATTTCATTTTCGCCAGCAAATCCTTCAGTAGTTTCAAAGTACATTTCAAGTAAATATGAGTCATCAAATCTACTAGATGTATCTTCTCCTAAAACCAAATCTCGGTTAACAAGTGTACGAGGTAAATAATAAATGTCCTGTCCAAAAATCTTTAGACTCTCGATTATGATATCTTCATGTAATCTCTTTTCAGAGTCATTACCGATACCCTTACCGCCTTGAAAATAGTGATTTACTGCCATGATTTTTTATCCAATCATCATTGCCGGATTTAATTCAAAGGTACTTCTAATCTCTTGTTCTAATTTTTCGATATCAGATAGTGCCTCGGAATAAATTTGTCTTCCATTTAATGTAACTCCGCCAATCATTGCTACACCATCAAACTTAGATAGGTTAGCTCCCCATTGTTTTTTAAATAATGCTGTAACATATCTTTTTAAGAATAAGTCATTATAAACATCTGAGTGTACTGTGGGGTCCATTTTTCTATAACATTCTATTACTATGTATTCACCAACCATTAAATCATTTGTCCAGTCCATATCAATGTATAGTCTGTTATCGTGTTGATTAAATCTTATTGGTTTCTCACCTACTAAGATGTGGTCTAAGAAGTCTAAGTGTCGCATAACAATATCGTAGTTAACAACTGCTGTTGATGAAAAATCATACAGGTCATTTAATCTCATTTGATATCTAACATCAAATAAATTCATACTACCTTTGTTTGAAAATGGAAATATATTAATTACTGATATCACACTTTCTGGAACAACAACATATCCTTGTCCTTCTTTCCAAGTAGTGGTAATACCATTCTTTGTCACAGATTCACTTGAGTCTGTTTTAATTCTGTCTTT